AATATACCACTTGTCCAGGTCTAGGCTCTGGTCGAAGTATTCCGAGATAGGGTTGTTCCAGAATATCACATCCTGATAGGCCGTGTCGCCGGAACCGATTTTGCAGAGTTCGATAGGCTCGAAGTATGGAGCGTATGGGGTAGCAGTGGAGCCAGTCTCGATTTGGATGGCATCGAATATAGCTTGTCTCCAGTCGGCTACATCCACATTAGAGTTTGTCTGCATCCTTATCAACAGATAGTTAGCCGTAGTAGGGATAGTAGCCGTTATCGTCTCTTGGGTTGGAGTGTATCTACTTAATGAACCAAGTGGCGTTACCGACACCCCTTCAGCCGGAAGGTCAGAAGACGCACCAAGTTGTATCTGCGATATATCGTCATCCACGCTGAAGGGGAGTAGGTCTTTTACAGACAAAGTTATCTCGCCCTTTACTGGAGTTCTAAAGTAAACGGTTTCGTTCCTATAATTACCTGGCGTTATCACTATGGTAGGCGATGTAGCATCGCCGTCAAAGTATGAACCAACCCCTAGAGAAGTAAGGTTATCTTTATTAAACAGGTTCTTCCCTAGGTTTACCTCGTATAGCCTTTGAGCAGGTTTATATTCCGTAGCCGTCGTGCCTTCTTCTACTTGAACTCTTATATCGGTTTCATATACAGTAGTCCCTCTTGTAACGCTAGCGAATATCCACCCGTAGTCGTCTTCGCTTGGTGTCCAAGAATTAGATACCGTGCTACCGGCTGGTATATTCATTAGCCTACTATTTATCCCTCTAGTCCTAAAGCTAATTGGGAACGGCAACGGCCTAGTGATACTCATTACATAAGTCTTGCCAGCATATACATTTATATCGCTTGCTAGTATCGGCCAATTATCGCTGTTAGCCGTTCCGAGTATAGTAGCTTTCTGCTCTAAAGCATATCTGATAGTAGTAACACCAGCTTCGGCTCGCATCCCGTCAGTAAAGACGGCTAGATTATTACTCCCCACGGCTACAACCTGCCGTCCCGTTACCGTCTGCACGGTCTGTGGGTAGTCTGGGCTCGGAGAGGCTACACCACCGGTGTAGGGCTCGAAGTCGGTGGCAGTGGAGCCGGCCTCTAGCCATACGCCATTAAACACGGAAGTAGTCCCTTTGGTAGTGTAGAAAAATACCTCAATTCTCTGGCTGTTGTCCGGAACCTTAAATGTAGCAGAAAGGTCAGAGCTGTTGGGAATAGTCGTTATTTCGGTAGCAGAACTTCCATTATACGACCTTATCATAGCCACCCTATTCCCACTAGCAATACTTGTGGTGATAGACTTTATGCTTAATCTATACTCTGCACCTTTAGTTAGGTTTGTCAAATAGTATCCACAGAACCTATTGCCGGCAGTTGTGCTAGTATCACTAGCAATACTTAAAGCACTAGAGTTCGCCGTATATGTTGCTGTCGCAAGATTTTTATAGTCTGGCTCCTTCGATAGGTCGATTAGGTTACGCACTAGCATAATCTTCAAGCCGGTGATGTCTACTGTCGTGCCGTTAGTTACGGTTACGATGTATCTAACTCTAGTCGCCGTGCTAGGAATAGTTATTCCTCTAGTCAGGTTCGTTATAGTCCCGTTACCGGTCATAACTAGACCGTCGGCAGCCCACGCACTATCGGTGTAGAATAACACCTGAACCTTCACGCCAGTCGGGAGTGGCTTGTTTACAGATAGCGTATATGTTTGTCCAGAGGTGAGCTTGTCAGCAGGAGCACTAGTCAACGGAATATAGCCACCTTTGTCTATACCAGCAGTCGCCGTGCCTTTAATATCTAAACTGTCTCCATTATTAGTAAAGGTTACGCCACTTCCGGTGCCAGAGGCTACTATCGACAGAGGGAATATATTTTTCCCACTCGTCGTGTTCTGGCTCGTATCACCAAAGGCCTTTAGGTCTAGCAACGGAGCCTCAGCCGTGTCATTGAGTTCAAAGCTCGCACTCGGAGTATCGTTTGTGATATTCGGAGCGTCCATCTGAGATAACCAGTATTCTGAAGTAGTCACGGGGTATTCCGGACGACCGTAGATACCGTTAATCAAGTAGCGGAGATAAGCGGCAAGCCGAACATCCATCGGGTTCTGATGGTCGGCAGGATATGTGGTCTTCACGCCACAAAGGTAGGCGACCAAAGCCTCTTCATCGCATAAGCATAGAGGCACATTGTTTTCGTCTTTCGGGTAGCCTTCTACGAGCCCACACCACTTCGCAAGCCACGCCTCAAAGTTGTTGTCGGGGTTAAGTAAACTTGGCTTGTAGACTTCGTCATATTGCTCTTGCGTTAGCTTACCCGACTTAATCGCTAAGTAGGCCTCTTGTTTGCTAACTGCTAGTGGGTTAGGTAGTTTCATATCATATCTCCTTTCTTTATCCTAAAAGTCCACTTAATGTTCCGCCCTCATTCATTGGCATCGGAGGGGGTGTCGGTGCTGGCTCCGCCATTTGTTGGCTCATCAACATCTCACCTGGGCTACCAGCTCCCATCATATCGCCTTGGGGTGGCATACCATTTTCACCACTTGCTGAAATTGGTGGCATAGCATTCGGGTCGCCTTGTGGAGGCATCGGTGGTTGTGTCATCGGCTCTGGCACTTCCGGTGTCACTGGCATATTCGGGTCGAGTAGTAAGCCTTGCATACTAGCCTCTTGGAGTTTCACACGCTGGCTCAGTAAAAATACCTCTTGCTGGATGTGGTCGAGCATCGCCTTCTGCCTATCTTGGTCGGCATATAAGAACTTGTCGGTCGTAATCTGTGCCCTATGAGCCATAATATGCTCAGCATCCACATCATCGTGTCCCTTCACATCTTCACCATTCATAATGCAAGCGAAGTCGATATACGCCTGTCGGTTTTGCATCTCGGCTCGGAGTTCCGTAGTCAAGGCATCCGGCGACATCTTAAACTTCACTAAGGTATCATAGCGTTGGTCGGCGTTCTTCATACCAAGGTCTTTGAATAAGTTATACGGGTCAATAAGCCCAAGCTGAGCCAAGTTCATCGCTATCTGCTCGTCTCGCATCTTATCTTTCTTCTGAGTAGTCCCGTGCTCAACCTTTACCCAAGCGACATCCGGTATCTTCTCTCGGCTAAGCTCTACGAAGACAAACTTGCCATCGTTATCACGGCAAGCAAACTTCTTGGTGTTCTTATACCAAACTTTCATCATTTGGACTAAGAGCTTGTAGTAATCATCAAGCCCACGCTCTATACATCGTATAATCTCGTCTTGTCGTCCACCAGCTTGCTCTTTCATCATTCGAGCCTCGCCTAGAGTATTCGCACCACCACGGTCTTGGGCTCCCCTAAATTGGCTCGGAGTTCCCATCACCTCGTGAATAGCATTCTTGATGTCTTGCTTATCGTTAAGCACATAATTCGGTAATAAGTGGGGCGTAATCTCACCAAAGGCTGAGTTCACTGGTTGGTCGCCTTGAGTCTGCAATAAGAGTATTTGGTTCGGGTCTCGAGTGATATTCTCCGCCTCATCGGTAGAGATGGCACCAGACTTGAATACTAGAATCGAGTTCGCAGTATCGGCATTCTCCATAATCTGTCGGCCACGCTTGTTAAGAGCATCCTGTAACGGAATAGCCTGCTCGAACGGCGAAGTCTCATCTATCATATGGGCTCCGGAGTTCATATAGTTAAAGAATACATACGGTTTCACCGCCCGAGGTAAGAAGTTCGTAAGTTGCACACCATCTCCGTCATATAAGTAATTCGGGTTCTTAGACTTTCCAAGTAGTAAGTCGCCAATATACCACGCTACGCATTCTGTCTCGCCTTCGTCGGTTATTTCGGTAAACCAAACCTCTTTGTAGGCATATACCGAGCTCTCAAGCTTGTTGGAGCTCCGAACACGCCCTATCTCTTTCATAAACGCATCTTTCTTGTCTGGGAATAGGTTAAATATCTGTTGCACCGTAGCCGTGCAGGTTTCACAAATAAACAATGGGTTCTCGCCGAGTCTACAAGCCTTATCTACCACGATATTCTCTGGCTCTACTACCCGTGGCACAATATCTTCTACGACATCATCCCAATAGAGTTTCATAATACCAACATACTTGAGATACATACTCCGCTCTATCTTGTTTATCTTTTCGCCAAGCTTAAACTTCTCGCTATGCACATTCAAACCCCACTCTAAGCTCTCCGACATCACTTTAGACTGTGTAGTGTCATCTTCCGGTAAAACTTCCGCAGACGGGTCGCTAGAGGTCGTATAAGCCGTAATTGTCTCGGTCGCAATAAACAACTCGTTCTGAGTATATGGAATCTGATATGAGTATAGTTTATCAGTATCTATCTGAATGCCTTTCCAATATCGGACATTCTTTTTCCGTCTCTCTTCTAAGTTAAAGCCCTTCGGGTTATTCCAATAAGCTTTAGCGTCAGATTCCCAACGCTTAAAGTTTTCAATAAGCTCCTTATCTGGAACATCAAGAGCAAGCACCGGTAAGTCGTTTACCAAGCCTGTCTCTTCGGGGTGTTCGAAATCATTATTCATAGCGATATTCTCCTTATACTTATTATACCCTAATCAACAAAAAAAAGCGAGAGCTTATCATAACAGAGGTCGGAATAGGTTTACTTCTGAAATAGGAACTTATACACGCAGTCGCATCCACGACACTTGTGCTCCATAACTTTCATTCCGGAGACCATCTCGGAGTGCTGCTCGGGGTCAAAGCCATCACCAAATACAATAGACTTTACATCGGCGTTTATCTTGCAGAGCATCCGGCTACAATGCACGCATCGAATCTCCCTCAATTCGGGGAGGTCATCTTCGTAAAGCATAATGGATATAGGTTTCATCGTCTTCATAACTTCATTATAGCATAGTAAACCCCCCTACACAAGGTAGAGGGGTTATAGAGGAGGTATATGGGGGTTAGTAGTTGCCATAGTAAACTCACTGGACGACTTCAAAGGGTTCGCCGATGATGAACACGCTTTTGCGTATAGCTCCAGCCTTCTCAAAGTAGCTCACTATCTTGTCAACGGCAGTTCTAGACTGCAACCTTGTCTCGATACTAACTATCGAACCGATGTTCTTATACGGAGTGCCGTGATGTCTGAGTTTCTTAAGCAACTCGATACGCTCTTCGGCATCCAAGACCTCGCCTTCTATCATAAAGAACATAAGACCACCTCCTTCTAAAGTGCGTCCCCCCTCTACTTCTATTATACCAAAAAACCACCGGTTCAATGGTGGTTTTCTGGAATAAATTAAAACATAAGTATACTACTTATAGTATTAAAGTGCAGACCAGCTCGCCTAAACCCTAGAGTTTGTAATCGGTAAGCTGGAACCTTTACTATATTATACCACCAAAAAACCACTATTTCTAGTGGTCTCTTGGGAATGATAATCATAAGTATATTATACAGCAGTTGTCTCGAAAGCACAAGTCTCTTCGGCCTTTTTATTTAGCTCTAGGGCTTGCTCTACTGTCAAGTTACCAAATCTATCTCTAAAACTACTCATTCTTTACCTCCGAAAAGTAAATCTAGGTCTTTCATCACAGAAAACGACTCCTCATTCACTTTGTATCTAATTTCACCACCAGCAATACCTTGTGATACACTCTCAAAACTAAACCCTTTATCTTTCAGCCGCTTCCAAGCCTTGAGCTTTTCTACTGCCTTCTCGGCTTCCTCTCTGGTTTCAAAGTAGTTACCAATTACCTTATCGTTTTCCAAATCCGATATAAGTGGGTCGGGGTTTTCTTCAACATAACCTGATAATGAGTCATAATACCAATACCCTTTCGATTTCTTTGACACATCTTCCCACTCCTCGTTAAGTTCGGCTAGAGAGTAATACGCCCAACCTTGGCTTTGGCCATTATCGTCTTTAGTAGTTTCACTCACTACTATCGGTGCTGTGTCATTTCTATACGACATTCTAACATCTTTTATCTCTCCTGTTTTCTTATTTCGTAGTTTCATTTTCCTCCTTTACCACATAAACGCAAACTTCTTATATCCAGCATCTCCGACCTTTCGCTTGTAGCAGATGCCTTCATTCCCACATTGTGGCATAAATCTCTTGGCAAGTCCTTTAGTGGCACAAGTTAGCTTTATTCTGCCATCTAGACCTTCTAGAGTGTAGTAATATCGCCATTTTTTCATCTTATCCTCCTATCGCAAAGATTATCCCGATGAGCAAGCCGAATAGCAACGCTCCTAGGTTGTTTTTAGTATTTTCGCTTAGTTTCATAGGTTTCCTTTCTCGTTATTTTTTCCTATACTCCCATTGTAGCACAAGCTTATGGCATTGTCAAGCAATTTTATATAAAAACTTTACATTTTTCTTTCTATGTAAACATTCTCATATAAAAACTTTACATAGTTTCTGTAAACACAATAAAAAACACAATAGAACACAATAGACTTTTTACATAGTCTTCCAGTCGCCACCCTTTTTCTTCTGTTTCCGGAGTATATCTGCCACATCCAAGCCCATCTCTTTGTAGGTAGTCTCGCCCACAATAACACCTTGCTCTCGTTTACGCACCAATTCGGACTTATGGATGAGTTCGCCATCTTTACGCTCTGCCAACCACCGAAGACCATAGCTCCAACCGTCATATGGGTTAGTGAGCTCGTGGTCGGTCTTAGTGTCTATCTCTTCTTTCTTCTCTTCATCGTATACTAGATTCGGCAACGCCCGTATCAAGTTCGAGCAACGCCGGAATATCTTAGCACAGTCGGGCTTGAGCATCAAATACTTGTGGGTCACTTGCTGCCGAATCATTCTCGAGCCACCTTCCCGTCCCATCTTCTTCATAATCGGCTGCTTATCTGGTGGTAGCTTGTTTATCCACTCTTGTATATCGTCTATCGGCGAGCTCAAGCCGTTCTTGTGGTCTTCCATATCATCGGGGAATATAAAGTAGTCTATTCTCTGTTCGCTATCGTTTAGGTAGTTATACAATTCTTCTCCCCATTCCGATGCGAGTTTCTTATTGCCATACATTTCGTGGTAAGTCACCGGACGACCATTGAGTAGAGCCGTAAAGTATATGGCCGTGTTATCAGAGTAACCCCAGTCCATAGATATAATTTTCACGGCGTTGTTAAACTCTTCGGTCGTGGTTCCGATGTCTGCAAAGTTGTTAATGATATGCTTTTCACGGTCAAACTCAGTAAAGACCTGCCCAGCAAAGACGCTCCAGTCACCGTGCCTCCAAGCCTCATATAACGCCGTATCCGTGGCTTTAAGACCCTCTAGCATATTCACATACGCTGGGTCGTTCTTAGTTAGTATAGGGTTATCGTCAATGGTCGCCGGGACGAATATGCGGTAGACTTCTTGGCCTTCTTTAGCCATAGCGTTCTCTTCCTTGTCAAATATCTCATTCCATACAGTAAGCCTTTTCTCGCCTTCTTCTGTCTCCCATTCGTAGCGATGTTGCCACCACTTAATCTTATCATCCTCATATAGTATATCGCCGTTGTCTAGCTCAGTTCTCTTGTAGTCACCATCTCGGAGGTCTATTGGCTCCACAAACCTTTTCTTCACCCATCCCATCCCTACACCACCTGGGTTAGCCGTTAGCACCATCTGAGGGAACAGCTCGGGATATACAGACCGGCACGAAGACATAATCTGCTTATACAATAGCTCCGACGGTATCTGCGTAAGCTCCTCGATGAATATACGACTAAACTGTTGCCCTTGATATTGGATATACGAGCCAAGGTCGTGCAAGTGCCCACCTTGGACTACGGCTCCCTTAGTATTCTGCGAGTTAGCACCAAACCTAAGCACCATCGGGTTTCGTCTAACCTGCACTTCAAAGCATTGGTAAGCCTCTTCGCATCGAGCCTCATAGTCTGCAAGGTCTCGAGCATTCCGCCGGAGCACTAAGCCTCTATAATGGGGGTTCTGTAACCTATCTGCTCCGAGAGCAATACTTGCCTCAGTTTTACCTGGGCCTCGAGCACCACCAAACAAACCTTCACGGAATCGTGGGTTGTTAAGCATAAGATGGATGTAAAGGGCTTGAGGACCGAGTAAAGGTCGCCAAATACCCTTTTCATCTGCTCTCTTCTTTACTTCGGGAGTGTAAGGCCAAGTATCCATAGCCCTCCTAAGGCAATAAAAAGCCTCTGATTATCTTAGTGGTCTCTTCCTTAGTCTCATCATCAGCCTCCACGGTTATCTGCATCTCCGGCATCTTCCCGTAGACTTCGTGTATTATATCATTTATCGCCTTGGATGATTTCGCAGCCTCTTCAATATCAGTAGCACTTCGCATAAGCAGTATATTGTTAGCATACGCCCGTTCGAAGGACGATTTCTTCTCGTCCGCCCTAATCTTCTCAAGCTCCTCATCCGATGCCTTCATCATCTGCTCTATCTTATACCTAGGGGTATCTTCTTTATGCCAAGAGCCATTATGCCGAGGGTTGCCTTCTGGTTGCCCGAATTGTCTATTCTTCGGTGGAGCCACACCACTAATAGGCGATACCCCCTTAGCCAGCTTTGTGGCTTTCTCTTCTCTGTTAGCCATCGTTTCCTCCTTTGCCTCTATAATCTACAAACTTCTCTACTATCCTAAGGTCGTCATAAACGCAGTCGTGGTTAAAGTATTTATAGTCCTTATCCAACAAGCGATTCATAGCAGCCCTAGCGGAATCGTAAAGTTCATCTTTGTCTTCCTTGATGAATGTGCCATTCTCAGTCTTGCCCTTCCGGTTCTTTATCTCTCTAAACGCAACTTCCAAGCATCCCATAGGCCTAGCACTTGCAATATCTGCTAGTATAATAACCGTCACTAGGGTATCACCAATAGCGTCTCTAAACTCGGCTCCGTAACGATTTCTACTTACTTCGTGGGCTATTTCGCCTACTTCTTCCATAACCTTGTTTAATTGAGCCTTCGGGTCGTTTAGATTCTTGTTTCTTCCCCAGCGTATCACGGAATCTACTAGTTCGTCTGTATTCATACTCCGTCCTCCAATAGGTTAGTTAGTATATGCTCTAGGACATTCACGACTATTGAGTTACCAGCTTGCTTGTAGAGTTGGGTGTTGCTATTCACCTTTTCTGCTTTCTCAAAGTCTGCATCGTCAAAGCCCATAAGTCTCCAACACTCTTTCGGGGTTAGCTTTCTTATCCGGTGGGTTGGCGAGACTAACGGGACATTCCCTCCACCAACGCCCATCGCTGCTTGAAGGGTAGAAGATTCTTTGTCTAAGTCTTGTATTTTGCCTTTGCTACCAAAGTTCCTACCATATGCTCCCGGTAAGGCAAGGTAGTTGTCCTTCTGCACGCTAGTTAGTGTATTCGTAAGCCCGTCTTTTCTCGGTTCCAACTGTTGCTCGTTGTTTTCTCCTCTACCACGAGATGCTACGACAAAAGGCTCTTTGATAAAGTTATCAGTTGGTCTTTGTCCGGCAACTGTGGTTATCGAATTGCCTATGTCTTGATTCTTGCGGTTAATGTTCTGCAAAAAGCGTTCCCGTCTCGGGTATTTTCCCGTGCCTTCAGACATAAAGCAGTTTAAGATTTTTTCGCTCAAGTAGTATTTCTCATCCACATTATCTTCTAGCATATCTTTAAGTCTCCTCTCAAGTGGGATGGGTTCGGGGAAGTTAAACGGGTGTTGGCGTTCCACATCCGCTCTAATGCTAATAGTAAAGACTCTCTCTCTGTTCTGTGGGATGCCGTATTCCTTGGCATTCAAGACCTTGTAGTAGTTCATATAGCCTAGGGCGGTCATATCTTGTATGTAAGCATCGAAATTATGCCTGTGTTTTTTACTTATTAGGTTCTTTACATTCTCCCAAATCACATATTTCGGGCGAAGTTTACCTACGATGCGTAGAGTTTCATACATCAAACTCGAGCGAGTGCCCGAGCCAGCATCTCCACCAGCTTGTTTACCGGCGACCGAGAAGTCTTGGCAAGGACTTCCGTGCATAATAAGGTCTACTTCAACATCTTTGTCCCATTCAGTAATGTCCTGTGGCTCAAAATTGGTGCCGTGGATGGCATTATAGCTCATAACGGCATATTTATCTATTTCCACATAGTCAACGACCTTGTGGGGTATATTTTGGCGTTCTAGGGCCTTGGTGCAAGCACCTATTCCACCAAAGAGCTCTAGTATTTTAAGTTCACTCACGGCTGCAGCCTCCTTTAAGTGTTAAGTTGTTAATGCTTACTATAATTATAGCATAAAAAAAGAGAGTTTACTACATCCTACTCTCTATATTTTCGATTTTAGTGGCTAGCACAGCCAAACTCTCGGAGTTTTGTGCAAACTTCTCGGCATAGCCATTATGTTCGTCAACCTTCTTCTCAAGTCTAATCACGGACTTCTCTACGCCATCTATCCGAGCATTATATCTCTCTTCTCTTCGGGCATCCTGAACTTCCTTTTCGTGGTTGCTCTTCTTAACGGCAAAATAAGCTCCGACGATACTGGCCGTCGCCGTAATTAGAGTAGATAGTATAACCGTTAAATCTAATTTGTCCATAAACCCATTATACTACTTCTGCTTAAACTTGTAAACCAAAATACCACCCTCGCAGTTTAGAGTGGTATTTTAGCATATAAGCT